AACTCAGTGAATTAGAAATTTCTTGTAATCTACTGAGTTCATTATAGTGATTGACAGACAAAAGACTCATTATTATTGTTTACGAACATTTTTGTTTTTATTTTTTTTAGATCCTCTCACATATTCTGGGGGAATGCCCATACCGGCGGCAAATTTGGCCGTCGTAAGTCCATCCTCTCTTGCATCTTTTATAATTGATTTTTGTAATTTCTTTAACGAGAACATGTCATCTATATCCACCTTTTCCTCGTCGGGTATAGTATCGTCTTTATTTTCGTAAAATTCGGCATATTCACTCTCAAGTTTTTTATCCGATTTCCTCCTGATATAGACCATAATTCCAATGATACTAACCAGACATATGATAGACACGACAGTCATTCTTCCTCTATTGTTCGCGAGCCTCGCACGAATGGACATTGTTACTGTGTACAAATATTTAAAGTTATGACACTAGACACAATTAAGTAACATGACCACATTAAATTATTACAAAAACGAAACCGAAAAGGTGTGCAAATCAAAGGGGTGGGATCGTGCGAATGTAGATACGGTATGGCTTCTTCTCACAGAGGAGGTGGGCGAACTGGCATCTGCTATCAGACAATACAAGAAAACATTCAAGAAGACAAATTTAAAAAAGGAAAGGGGTGTAGATGTTATGATGGAAATGGGGGACGTATTTAGTTATTTATTTCAATTGGCGCACATGCTTGATGTTGATTTAGATACAATGTGGTCAGAACACAAACAGAAGATCAAAACTAAAAAATATAAAATGTAAGATTATAATAAATAATGAGTTCTTGTATGATCGATGATGAGGCGGCCATAGATAAGATTAATCCATTTGTTCAGAACGATTTTTCGTTGCCGGGTGGGAGTCGTAAAACACTTAAATCCGAATTTAAGGGATCTATCAAAGATGAAACCCCGGGTGTTGCCGAACCGGAAGAGAGTCCCATATGTAAATATGGTATTTCTGCGGGAGATAATACGTTAGATTGGTGCTCTCGGCCAGCCGTCGACAAGAGTTTGCCGATTCAAAAGAGAAATATCGATACCGGTTTAGAACCCCCCATCGATAAAGATGAGGACGATACCAGGACAACTATAATTAAGATTGTGTGTGTTACTGCCACTATTGCCGCAATAATACTCATTGTTCGTCGATTAGCTTCAAAACGGTAAACATCCTACCCAATCGTTTCTTATTGAGACAACATTCGATGGCGTCCGGTAAATAATCTCGAATAAATCCTCTAGCAAATTCAATCTGCCACGTATTGTTTTTGTTTATATAAGGCACTTTAAACGTAGGATTCACAATTTTACACGTATTCATAATACGTATAACATCATGATTTCCCAAATTCTTTCTAGCGAGTAAATTATCTAGAGCGATCAAAGCCATTCGTTGCGTGGATTCGATCGTTTTTTCAACCATGGTTTGTAGAAAATTTTCATATTGGATATCTTGTTTAGAACAGGTGATTTCTGTCCAATCACCCTTACTGGACGTATATAAGTAATCGGTAAAATCTTCATATGTATTAGAATTATAGTTCCATTTAGTATATTTTATTTCCACATAATTTAAATTAGAATCGAGATCAACGACATTCAGCGCACTCTTTAAGAATGACGTCATAGACTAATCTCCGTGCTTTCTTTTAAACTCATTAACATGACATTAAAGACTTCCTAAGTTACCTCGGTTCATGATTTTTTTAAGTCAAAAAGAATGAAATATTCGAGTATCGCCAATAATACATTTTCTTACCTCTTAACTCTGGATGAGTTTAGATCTAAGATGCCCGATGAATATAAACCTTCATGGATTAAAATTACGACTATAACCGTGATTTCTAAATTCGAACGGGAAATTGAGATTAAAAAACTCCGACAGCTTTTTGAAGAAAATGGTTCTATAAAACTCCGGCGTATTGGTTCAGATTTTGATGGATTTGAGTGGAAACTGAAACCCACGACATTCTATAATCAAATCACCCTCACATACGAGGATCAATACTCCGTCAAGTCCGTGAAAGTCTTCCCAAATGGTTCTATCCAGATCGCGGGCGCATCTGATCTCATCGACGCAAAGCGAATCATTACTCAGTTGGAATATCTGTTTAAAATCTGTCTAGGTTTGGAAAAGCCCACGCCATTGGATTCTTTCCGTGTGGTCATGATAAACAGTAATTTCAGTTTGAATTATAACGTCAATCTTATGGAAGTTGCGCAACATTTTGAAAAACATTCGGATATTTTTAAGATTAGCTTTGAACCGGATCGGTATTCGGCGGTGAAGATCAAGTTCAGGCCAGCGGAGGAAATGAAAGAAATTACAACCAGTATTTTTAGTACTGGTAAAGTTATCATCACCGGGGCGGAGACATTGAAGGAGATCGTGTTCGCATACAATATCATCAATCAACACATTAACCAAAATGAAAAAATTCGGGTTACCGAAACTCAAGACAAGGACATATTCAATATATTTCTTGGACACAAAATTGAAACCATGGTCGATGCCTTGCGCGACAGTGGGTATCATTCATGGCTCAAGACTATCACAAATAGAAAAATTAATTTCTAACGTCATGGTAAATCAGATCATGTCGCAACGACTTGGAATGGCAGATGGTCGTCAGTATTCTCTTAACTCTTCAGCACAGCTCTTGAATAACCACATCATGCAAAAAAATGGTGTTCAATATGCGGATAATTATTCCTACCGACAACTTCTCCAGAAAGGCGGTCCGGCCGTGATTGAACAACTCCAAAAGGAACAGGCGAAAAAGGGTCTCATTAAACCGGATACTAACTAATCACGTAAAATACGCAAAAAAAACTTATACCAATACTTTAATGTCCTCTCCCTGTTCTATATGTCTTACAGAGGTTAGATCGACCAGATCAAATACACGCCTACGGTGTGGACATATATTTCATACGGAATGTTTAGATAAATGGAAAGAAAAAGGTAAGAACACGTGTCCTACATGTCGAAAACTATTTGATGTTTCTAAGTTTTCTGTGACAATAACTGTTAAGAACAATGATACAGAAAACTCCGAATCTAGAGTTGTACCGGAGTCAGAAGCCATGATGGATTTTCTAAATGAATGTGACATCAATTTTGATATAGAAAACGTATTAGACCTTAGAAGCCTTCTGTCTGACCTTGGGATGAGTCTTTCCGACTTTGATTCCCGTGTCACGGACACAGAATGAACTACAGTAGGTTGTGTAATTTAAACCAGGATAATTCCTTGCCGCATATCTAGGATCCTTTATCATTTTACCAGACGCATCACTCAAAAGAGGACCTGTGGCCCAGCCCCTCTTATGAGAGAACACATTAGCTTTAAAAACGATTTTCTTACCCTTTTCGATCTTACCCGCACTACGAATTCTTGATTCCGGTACTTTGAAGAATTTACTTAAACTCGCGACCGTATCACCCTCTTTCACTTTATATTCAACGACACCGTGTTGTTTGTAGAAGTGGAAATCTCCCATTCTAATATAATTTGTGGGTCTCCCGGGACTAACAAACATCATCACTTTGTAATACCCCTTTTTGCACTTTTCGTTCGCTGCGACTTTGTATATTTTGGTGGGATTATCGGACAAAACTCTCTTTGGGAGACTTGTACAGTGTGTATAGGTGTGTCCTTTATTTGAAAGACCGGATCTGTCACCTGGAATACTCTTCTGCCATCGATACGCCTCGTAGTCACCCACGGCGTATGCGTAGCAATTGTTATTATCGATTCCTGTCTTTGACCCCCACCGTCTATTGGTGAATTTTTTTTCAGAACCAGACAAGGGCAAATCCTTCGCCATTTAAGTTTACTTCAGAAAAAAATTATTGACTAATATTAAATGTTAAAGGAAATCTCCCAAACCCGAAGCCCGAATGAGCGTACTCGCATCATTATTTTGTTCTTACTCAATCTCGTCATCAGCACATTCTTACTTAAGCTTCTTTGGAACAGGTCGCTGGTGAAGCACGTAAGCATGTTGAGAAAGGTTGATACGCTTCTTGAAGCTTTTATCCTCTCTATCGCGTTGTCCGTCGTTCGTGGTCTTTAGACTTCTTTATACCCGACAATTTTTTCGCCTTTTGGGCTAATGAGCGTAGGGAAAGCCTCCATTCCGGGACATCCTTCTTTGTCGCAATCGACAAATTTATAGGATTTACCCGATTTTTTAAACCACTCTAGCTGTTTAAGAGTCCATCCACATCCCATGGTCCCGTAAACAGTCCAGGTCTTGCCTTTTCCGGCGACTTCCTTTGGTTGCTGACGGCTTCCTGTTTTATATAAAATATAGATATCCAAAATAAGGAGAATAATTAAAGCAATCATGTTACTATTTATGAATATTTTAATTATTGTCGGGGTATAAGATTTATTACAAATTTAGATATGAATGATGTTTCTGCCGAACAATCTCCAGGCAACGAAGAGGGCCACCAATACGAGTAAAATCATCACGTACGGGGCGATGTTCGTTTTTTTCGTCTCTTCTGGTTTTTCGACAGAGGGTGCGACGGCATAAGATTCGTCTAACATTTTAATATATGTCACGAAAAAAAATTGTGATGTAATGGTATATAGATTATTTGGCATGCTTCCGCCTAAAATATCAATAATACTATTAGTGGTTTTTGCTGGTTTGGGATTTGTGATGTATAAACGTTACAAAAAACAAGGAGCCAAAATGGCCGAAATGGCTCGAATGATCCAGGAAAAGGGGGCAGCGAATGAAGACCGTGCCGATCAAGAGCGCGAACGCCGAGACAGAGAGGCGGCAGATGCTGAAAAAAGACGAATGTACCGCGCCGACCAAGAGCGTGCGAGAAAGGCAAAGGAAGCCGAGGCGGCAAAGGAAGCGGCGAAGAATGATTTTTCCAATATAGACACAAAGGAAGGTCATCCCATCGTTAAGGCACCGACAAAGAGTCACTATCCTTACGGAAACACGTGGTATTCCGTTCGTAAGGGACGCGCAAAAACCGCAGAAAGGTGTTGGAAAAACGCAAAACGGAACAATATTACGGGTTGGGGATGGAGAAAACACGACAAATCTTGTTGGCACTACATGGATCCACTTCTCATGACAGCGGATACACACCCCGGTTCCGAACAAAACCACTTAATGGGATGTACAAAACCGGGTCAAAAGATTGAAGATGGATGTATTGATTTCGATCACGGACACACAGCGTGGGGTCACGATAGACGACAAAAGCGGGGACTTAAATCTCATCAGATATGGGGTGGTGTTGGGGGACACCACCACGATAAGATGTCACCGGAAGAATGTAGACGAAAAGCTAAAGAGGCCGGGTTTAAGGTAGCTGGATACAGAACGGCTTTCCATCCAACCGACGTTTGGAAAAATACGTGTTTTACAATGGGAAAGAAAAATTCGTCTAAAGGGTATATCGGAGATGCTGGAGATTTGGCGCACATCATGATGTGTACGGATCCGACAAAGAGAGTCGTCGATGGGTGTTAATACACTAAACGATAAACAATTATCAATTCTTATATTTTACATATTTTATAAAGTATCTAAAATATAATTTATATAGGTGATGATCGCGTTACTTATTTCATAGCTAAAATTTTCTTACACATTTCATCCTTTGTCAGTGTTGGATCGAGTTTAAATTTCTTAACTAATTCGTCTTTCTTGTAGAGACGACACTTCCGTCTGTCAATTTTGGTGTCACCATTCTTGTTGATTGATATCTTTGGTTTCGCGACAGCCGTCTTTGGAGCCTTCTTTTCGACCGACTTAACCCGGGCGATACCGGGTCTTTTTAACGGCGCCTTCTTCTTTTCAGCATTCTTTTGGAGGACAGCCACGGCGCGACGGATGGCGCTCGATTGATTGGCACTCTTCTTAGGCGAGGGCGGGGGTGGAGCGCGAGGGGTGATAGCCTTCTTTTTCGTTGGCGGTAGAACCTTTTTGAGAATATTCTTCTTCGTCTTTGTTGTAGTACTTAAGAATGGATGTTTTAAAATTGTTTCGTAGGTTGGAAAATTGTGTTTCGCACCCATTACCAATCTGTAATTATCAACGTATTTGCCCCAACTGGACTCCGTCCACCGTTGTCCCTGCGGTCCTCGGTACTCTTCGGGTAATACATCGCGCAAGAATTCCTTCGTCTGTTTATAACCACTATATGGCGCGAATTCGTAAAACATTGAATTAAGAATGAAGTGTGCGTCATACATTATATGACTTTTACTACCAATACCGTGAGACGAGGCGAGTTCCCCGGATGTTACGATCGGGTTTCTCACACCTTCCATGGTGGACATACCAAAATCTATGATTATTGGTTTAAATCCACCCTTCGTTTTAAGAATGAGTAAGTTGTTCGAGTGAAGATCGTGGTGTCTAAATTTTGGGTATTTTTTATGAATGTTGGCCAGGTTTTGTATCAATTGTCCGATGACCTTTTTAACCGCGGCCTCGCTTGGTTTGGTCTTTATCCATGCCTGAAGGCTTTTACCGTCTATGTATTCGAAATAAAGAATATCGTCAGTGCGACACGATTTGAAATGATACATGCGCGGTGCGCCCATTCCTTTCAATTTTTCGGCTATACGATACTCCATCTTGGCGCTTTCTTCTGTCGTAACCTTAATCGCGACCTGTGTGGCACATTTATCATCGATACACCCATAGAAGACTGTACCATACTGACCCTTCCCTATGGCACGTAATCGTGTCGCCTTATTGATTAAGAGTGGTTTTTGTTGGATCCTAGTGAAAAAATGATTCTCAGGGTAACACGCCTTTGAGACGCCATCCTTTTTTCCTCGTAGGATTTTCTTAACTTCTTCACCAACCGCGTTCTTCTGGGCATTTGTTTTAGCACTATTCGCTATGTGGACAAGTTGTGCCAACTTAACCATCCTTATTAGAAACCAAGAATTTTTTTGAGTTTTTAATGGGGACGTCTGGGTATTTTTATTACAAAGTATCTATTTTTATGTTTATTCATCTACTTCGATGTCATCATCGACTTCATCTTCTGGGGCACCAACACCCTGGAAAGCAAACGAGGGCAATTTCGTAGAGGGTTCGAGGAGGGCTTGTTGGAGTCGCACGGTAACGCCAAACTTATTGTCGATGAACCAAATTTGATTGAGATCAACAATCGTCAAAACCTTTTGTCCCTTCTCAACCGAATCCAGGGGGACTGGTTGGCGAAGATTATTATAGGCTTCGGGGACGAAGCTACCATCGGGCTTCGTCAGAATTTTGAGTTTCAGGGTACCCGGATACTGTTCCTTACCCGGTCGGACCATGGGCTTGTATAGAGCTTCTTTCAGAACGGCCACGTTGAACGATTTTCCCAACCATTCTTCGCTGTTTTCTGCCACAGTATTAACGATGATATCGTCGAGCTCTTTCAACTTTTCCTGTAGAGCCATGGCTTCGGCATTGTCCGGATCAAAGGAAAGATCCAGGCTGTAAGATGTTCTCCCCGTCCCCTCGTCAGTGAAGGCGGAGAGACCGTACGGAGACCGCATGTACGGGAGTTGAAGGAAAAGTTTCTTGTTGTCGCCACTATTAAGATAGACAGCTTTGCCGCCATTCTTGTTTTTGCGCAGTTTCGAAAGGATTACAGAAGTAGGTTGGAACTCGGATGATTGCTGGATAGTGAGTGACATTGTGTATAGTTGTATATATCTCTCATGAGTCCAACCTTTAAATGATTTTTTTTTCTTCATGTATTTTAAAACAAACCAATGGGTGTCTTTAAGGATTGTGGATGTGGGTGTAATGGCAAGCGTGCCCAGGACAAATTCGTGTATTCCATGATTTCTGCCGTAATTTTCTTTTCTATCGCCAACCCGGCGACTTTCCGTCTCATGCGCCGAGTGTTGGGCAAGTGGGTGTCTTCTCCTAATGGATGTCCCAGCATCAAGGGGTTGGCTCTCCATAGCGTCGTGTTTCTTCTTATCGTTTGGGGTTTGATGCAAGTTAAACCGATTGAAAAGGAATCGTACAAGGGCGAAGAAGGTGGTATGCCAGGAGATGCCGAAGACGATCTTACCGACGACGAAGACGAAGATCTTACCGACGACGAAGATGACGATTTTACCGACGATGATCTCAGCGACAGTGAAGATGATCTCAGCGACAGTGAAGACGATTTCACTGATGACGAAGCGCCGTTTGAAGATACCGTTGAAGAATACACATCGTACCTCGAAGGGGAAGAACCCCCCGCTGTCACCAAGAAGATGAAAAAGGACGCAAAATCCCAGAAAAAGCAACCGGCTCCCGCGCCGGTGAGCGAAAGTTCGTCCATCATCGGATCCCCGGCGATGAGCAAGAAGGAAACCTCTAAACTGGGGGCGTTGGATCTTGGCATGAGCGATGACCTGGGTGCCCCGATCAAGAAGTCTTCCAAAAAATCGAAGGGTAGTGGTACGTACACGTCGTGTGGTTGTGATGACGGTTCCAAAGTGAAGATTTTACGTTAATTTTTTTTCAGAGTAAATAAAAATGCCGAATTCGACACACATCGGCATGGCTTTCGGTATTATATCATTAACTTCAATAATAGGCGCTGGTGTGGGTGTCGGGAGTGGCATGGCGTACTTATTGGATAAATATAATAAACGATAATATATATGGTTCGTGGATATAAACTCGCGGCTTACATTACATTTTTAGGAAGTCTTGGTTCCGTCGGTGGATGGTATCTAGGACAGGGGATCGGATCATACATTGGATCGGCTAGTGATAACGAATGATCTATCCGAAGTTTGCTGAATTGTAGATTTATTTACTAAATCTTTAAATCTACAATACATTTTATTAACGTGTTTTTCGGAAATCATCATGCAATTTTCGATGAAAATTTTACCGTTGTGTTCGACAATCAGTGGTCCGGGTCCGCCAACGACTGATTGTAAAAGTGACAACATCATATATTTTTATTTTGGTCTAACCTTTATTTCGTTTTAGAAATCCAAGCATCTACATCATTTTCATTTTTTCGTTTAGAGGCGTTTCTTATCAACGTGACGGATATAAATATAAGGGCAGCGGCGACGGCGAGTTTATTCATTATAGTATATATCATTATTATATTTATTTATGTTCGAGTAATTTGAAGACATCATTAATCTTATACATAATGTTAAATAATTCATTTCTCGTTGAAACGTCACTCGGTTTCACGATTTCAAATTCGACCTGATACGACGTTGGATCTTCGTTATCCATATCTTCGGAATCTCCACTAGATATGGTCATATCTATGCTTAAATTTTTGCGAATAAACGAGATTCGTTTTTTGAATCTTTTGCGATCCATATCATTCAATTCCATATCATCGGGCTGTGCGACCTCTTTACAGATACTAAATCTAATATCATAGGGAGCACCCTTAATTTTCTTAAAGTCTTCTTTGAACATAGATCTTTTTTGTATAATAGCCTGATCTCCGGAGTCCTCGTCGATGGTCATTCGGATACTGTCCCTATCTCGGTAAAAAACTTCGGAATTGGTCTCTTTTTTGTTTTCCCATCCCGGATATTGCGAAAGACCACGGAAAATTCTATCGAAAACTTCTTTTCCTACGTTTGTATCAAACATCTTACCATTGAATTTACCGAGACGAATTTCTACTTCGATTTCGGGATCATTCTTATTATTTTCAAACGCGGATTCAATTTTTTTGACGATAATCTCCGTATTCATGATGACTATTTATAAATGCGTGTTCCCCTTAAGTCTTTTTTATTTGGTTTTTTTAATGAAAGGTTTAATCAACTTAGGAAACACTTGTTACTTTAATGCTTCTCTCCAGTGCCTTTTACAGATTCCTTGTATATCAAATCATTTTTCGACGAACGGTTATTCAGGAGATTGTGAATTTACAAATTTATATTGTGATTTGGTTAAAAAGTTTTGGAATAAGAACTCAACGGCAAATATAAATGTTAATACCTTACTCGTAGCATTTCAGAAACAATTTCCTCGTTTCAAGGGTGGGAACGAAGAAGATTCACAAGAGGCTTTGTTATGTATCATAGACATATTAGAAAGAGCCGTTCCCGAGATAAAACCATATTTTTACGGGAAGAAAACCCAAGAAACCATCTGGCCCGGGGGTAAATCATCACATGATGAAGATTTTAGTATTCATATAATGTCATCACGGGGTAATAATCTTAAGGATATGTTACGTGAGAGTTCAAAATGGAATACTTTAACAGATTTTGAAGATAAAGAGGGTAAAACACACAACGTGGCTACGACGAGGTCATATTTATCCAAATTACCTAAAATTTTGATGATTTCGTTCGATACTAAAAGTCACGTGTATGTTGATGAGGAACTAAGTATCAATGACAATGATTATCGATTGATAGCTAGTACGGTTCATATGGGAAATCAACATGGGGGGCATTATACAAGTTTTACAAAACACAAGGGAGTGTGGTATTACAAAGACGATGACGTAATATCTAAAAGGGATTTTGTTAAGCGAGCGGGCCATTATATCCTGGTCTACAATCTAAAAACTCCTTGAGTTGGATGTTTTCGCGTATATTTACCAAGGTTCTGTAGAATGTTCTTCTGTTGTTTGGGTATGTTTTATCATATCTGCGTTTTAATGGTTTCCACCAGAGAGGACCCTTTTCCCAAGTAATATACATACACTCTACGATCGCACCTTCTTCAAACCACGGTTTCTCTTCCATATGACCGTATGGGATTTCGGATTCAAATACAAGTTTCCCCCTTTCTTGTACAAACAGTTGCCATACCGGCGGTCCTTGCTTTTCTACACCTATAAAACTGCGACCCCTTTTCATTAGGAAATCAACGGTATTTTTTTCTTGTGGTTTCCATTTAAACATTGTTTCATGTGTCCCAATCTTGATGGGACAATTCACCGGGGTGAATACTACTCCATCGACTTGTTCCTTCACCTTTGGGAGATGTTTATCCATAAATATATGAAATTCATCCATGACATGAAATTTTTTTAATTTCAATTTAAGTTTGTCATTTTTCATGGTTACCACGGTTTTGATTAATTTTTCCATGTGTTCCAATCTGTCTAGAAAGCCCAGATCTCCAATTTTCTCGTTATTGATAATGATTGCGTCATATACCAATAGAGTATCTTCATATAATTCACCATCTAATATTGTTCCGTTATATGCAGGTCTTCTGAAATTAACCGATACCTCGGTCATATCAAAATTTCGATTGACTAAAATAGATTTTTTCTTTCCGCCGTACAAGATACAAACCAGCATATATCGCATACCATCCGTTTTCTCACAAACAACGTAATCGTCATTTTTTAGAAACCCGAAGTGTTTATATTCGATAGATATTGGTTGTGGTCCCGGGAAGAACTCTTTTGAACCCCAAATTGTATGGATATATCGCGTAACAAACTGGTGAAGACCATCATTACGAGATATCAGAGACATATCTTATAATCGCACCAAAACTTTAATTAGCTCTCACACCCGCCGCGTTGAGAATGTTACTTATACACTCATGATTGTAGGTATGAATTAACTTAGAAGCCGTATAAGCGTAAATCTTCAAGCCCTTTTCTTTGAATTTGGCATACATTTTTTCAAATTTTGGTAGTATTTTTAATCCATTTTTGTCGGTTAGTTTTTTAATCGATAGCTTACAGTTTAAAACAAACACTTTGGCAATTGTATTTTCAACCGTATATATATCACCCGATACCTTTTTACCAACTTCTGTGTCAAAATTCAACCCCATCTGACTCGTGGGTTCTGTGGATCCGTCGAGGACTTTACTTTTAAATAATCCCCAATCTATACCGTCCAATACACCCGGGAATACGAGACACCCAATTCCATCCATATTATTGAAGACTTGATTAATAGAATCTACATCCATGCCAATCCCAAAGTCTATAAACAATAATCGATCACATTTTTTCATACATGAAAGGATGATATCAGCTTTTTCATACGGGTCGTCATTACAGAATGTTATTTCGTTCTGTACATGTCTTTCCAGACATTGAATATTTAGACGGAGTATGGTATGAAGAGCTTTTACATGACACGATTTTGACCGGGTTACGACGATCGTTATGATTTTCATTACATAAATTATAGTTTTAATCTCTAAGCACTTGCTATGTGTTCTTCTAATATTTTTCGTTCCTCGTCTTGATATCTACGGAAAGGTTCGATTATTTTATTCACCATTCGAAAATTGAGCTCTTCGTTACGATCCTCCTTTTTGGGTGGCGTATCTTCGAATATATGTTCCACGATAAGGGGTTTACACATATCAATTTTAAGATTTCTGTATACAAATTTGATATGAGTACTGGTTAATGTTTTTACGATAGAAGTTGTAACCTTCATGATAGTCTTATCCTAACCTGACGCACTAGCCTTAAGCCTCTCGGCCAAACATCCACTAAACGGAAGCATTCCGACGTGTCCAAGTGTTGTATTTACATCCGCGAAGACCTTTCCACCTGCGATTTGTAATCTTCGACAAAACGCATAGTCCTCACTCAAGTATCTTTTTGATTCTGGATCTATGAGGCAGTCGAAACAGGCATGATAATCATCAAACGTTCTGTTTTGATGATCATTTTTACACCATAATTCCGGGAATTTTTCCTCTAGTGTTTTAAACACCGATCGTTTTATCATCATGAATCCTGTGGGTCCATCAAGTAGTTCAACAAATCCATTCACGACCTCTCGTTTGGAGGCGCCGAAATTCATGACAAGAGACGAGGCAAGCATTGCCATATTTCTTTCGTCTCCATTCTTTACGGCATCGGCCGCTTGGTCCCAGCAAACTACTTTCTTGGGGTAACACGCCACGCTGACATCGTGACCACTTCGTATCAATCTAGTCACGGATGCGGGATCGAAGTCGACGTCTGCATCTATGAACATGAAGTAGTCACAGTCAGTCTCTTGCATGAACCGACCTACAGCGACATTACGGGCTCTATGTACGAGACTTTCATTTTCGGTTGTGTCGATAAATAATTGAATGCCTTCCCGGATAAGGTGGAGTTGAAGGTTTATGATACCAATCATATACTTCTCTAAGCATAAACCCCCGTAGCATGGCGTGGATAGGAAAAGGCGAATTGGTCTTTTGGGTTCGTCAGACATGTTTATTTATGTATTAAAACCTTTAAACTCTAAATGCTTTTTGATTATAGTTTCAATCTTATTTAGTGTTGGTACGGATACGGAACACTTCTCACAAATAGTGGATTTTGAATATTTTTTACCCAAAACGACCAATATAATTGCGGATGCAATACTATTTGGAGTTTTGCTCATAAGATCAACACAGTCTTTCAACGTTTCACATATCTGGTTACACTTGTATCTTTCTTCGCGCGTGTATTCAAAAGAGCCAAGTAGTCTTGGCATAACGTCGTACGGACTAGTTACGTAATTTTTTTCTGTTTTCCCCATTATTGTATCTTTGAAAATTTGGGTTGTTCTACTAATATCCTTTGATTGTATGCCAAATAGATCGGCAATTTCTTTCGTTGTTCGGGAGACGTTAGCTAACCTACAAGCATATAAAACGCAGTTGGCTTTTATGCCCAATCGGATAGCTCCACGCGTTAATTTTTCGCAGTTGAAACGACGATACATTATTTTCGCATCTTTCAAGATTGAATCTGGGATAGTCTGAGAACATGCTTCTTCTATGTCTTGATACGCATGATATAACGATCTATCCTTATGATTCATTGACATATGGAAACTAATTTTCGCCATTCTTTTCGTTTCATAATTTGATGACCTGTATGTAGAAATTATCGTACCTTTCCCCCATGAATCTGAAAATAATTCTGGATTTGCATTTGGGTTTCCGCACCTCGATGGATCATTTACTCTCCCATCGTCTGTCAAGCCACTCGTCCATTCGGGCGAATCATCAATAAACGAGTCATCGATTAATCCACATTCACTACAAACGGGTAGTTTGTCCGGCCCAAAAATTTTTGTGCCGTTACATTCTTTACATACATGTATATTTACTGACTTTTCTTCTTTTGGTTTCTTGTTGATGAATAGATTATTGTCCAAATCGGACCATATAGCAGCCAGAGTATTCATGATTTTGTATGACTTTTTATTTTCGAGGAATTAACTTAGGCAGACGATGCACGTTGCCAGTTTAGATTATCCGCATGTAGTCTGGCATGCATTTCAATCGCATCGACGGTACTTTTAAAACTCTTAGCTCCTGGGGATGTTGGATTCCATTTTTCCCAATCTTTGTCGATTGTCTCATGTCCAGGCGGGGGACATACAATTCCATCGATCTCATCGTCCGGTACAATGAAGTCATCGAATTCACTATCGGTATCCGAGTTATCCGCATGTACGTAGATGGTGTCATCGTCATCTTCGATATCGATTTCTTCTAATAGGGCATATAGTTTATTCTTGGAATCTATACATTTGAATTCCAGGTCGTCGAACGTGGTACCAGACGGATAATGTTCGGTAAGGGATTCGTACGGAACAGGATTCATATCGCCGTCGTCGGCTTCAAGTTCATACACAGACGCGGATTTATACGTGGCTTCAGTTGGACACAAATATCTAACACCCAATGTATTTCCGGTGTTCATGGCAACAACACCATACAGGTGATCTTCTATTCCATCTTCATTTACGAGTATCTTCACAATATCGTTTGTTTTAATATCACCCTTGACGATATTTGAAATGTTCATCCTGCTTAAAATTTTACAGCAAAAAATATTCAGCGATATTAACACACTCAATGGGTTTTAAAATTTATTCCAAGGATGGATGTTCTTACTGTGACGAAGCTGTTCAGCTATGTCAAACACAAAATTTAGAATTTGAAAAAATCAAAATCGAAAAGGAAGATTTGAAGGAATTATGTGGGGGCAACTTTGATAGTTATCCTCAGGTATTTTTAGACGATCGTCGTATTGGTAACTTTTTTGAATTCGAAGAGTTTACTGAGGAGGAATTTGAACCGATGTTATATCCAACCTTGAATAGATTTACTGTATTCCCAATTAAACATGAAAATCTTTGGTCTATGTATAAAAAGGCGCAATTATCAAACTGGACCGCGGAAGAGATTGATTTCTCTAAAGATAGGGACGATTGGAGCAAACTATCTGAAAACGAAAAAAGATTTTTAAAGTATATTTTAGCTTTTTTTGCAGGATCGGATGGTATTGTCTTTGAAAACATAAACAACAATTTTGCGAGTGATGTTCAATACCCGGAAGCCCGTAGTTTCTATGCGTACCAAGAACACAATGAAATGGTTCATGGGGAGACATATAGTCTATTGATCGATACATACGTGACAGACCCGGCCGAAAAGAAGAAATTATTTGAAGCAATTAACGAAATTGAGTGTATAAAACGCAAAGCATCATGGGCGATGAAGTGGTTTGATAGAAGTAATTCATTCGCCGAACGTCTATTTGCGTTTGCTTGTGTTGAGGGGATTTTCTTTAGCGGTTCATTCTGTGCTATCTTCTGGTTGAAAAAGCGAGGATTGCTTCCCGGCTTATGCTTTTCTAATGAATTAATTTCTCGAGATGAAGGTCTGCACCAGGAATTTGCCGTTGAACTTTTTAATATGTTAAAACAAAAACCACAAAAAGAGAGAATTCACGAAATTGTTCGTGAGGCCGTAGAAATAGAGAAGAGTTTTATCATCGACGCTTTACCTTGTTCGTTGATTGGCATGAATTCTCAAAAGATGAGTGAGTATATCGAATTTGTCAGTGATCGTTTATTGAAGCAGATTGGTGTTCCTATCATTTATAATTCTAAGAACCCGTTCGACTTTATGGAAAACTTATCCCTCGATGGAAAGACAAATTTCTTTGAAAAGCGTGTCGGAGATTATGGAAAACTCGGAAGTACCACCAGCTTAAATGAAGTCGATAAGATTGATTTTAACGATGATGATTTTTAAAATATATTACTATATTAATGATCGAATTATTATTTCTCCTAGTGGTCGTTTGGATGCTGACCAAAGATCGAACTATTAATATCACCGAGATAGGTGGATCTAAAAATTTCCATTTAAGTGATGGAGCATCTTTCAAGATGTATAAAACCATGGAGGATGCGGGCGCTTCAGGTGAATCTCTTCGCATATTTGTTAATATGGAAGATAGGCTTCTAGAGATCGAGAGAATTTCCGTTTGTAGTGGAGTGCCCCGAACTATGGAAGCGAGTTCAATTTCTCGTCAAATAAAGGAGAGGTTTCCGGCATTTGATTTTTCTTATCATAATATTCATATTAAACAGACATCCGAACCTAGTCGTTTAATAAACAAAAAGATAAGATGTTAACCAATCTTTCTAATAAATATTTATGTTTATAACTTTCTACACTCTTTCTATTTCTGATTACATACATGATGAGATTGTTATCATCTTTCTCACGATGTTCTTCTAGCCATTTTTTTGGGTCTTCCGCTTCTTGAAAGTCCGCCGAGTAGCTATATCTAAATTCCAGTTTGCTCATTAAACCGGGTTCGTTTGTATTTTGTCGTCCTTCTCGTATATAATCACACGCCACGTAAATTATACCATCTAAGAACTCCTCGGATGCCATTTCTAGCCAGGAATTTTTTTGGGTTCCCCATGTTTGTGTATCCAAATCCACTCTCACTCCATGACCATACTTCTCTTTTCCAAGTTTTAAACGTTCTAAAAGAGAATTATGAATATCCTTCATATGTTTATATAAAATTCTATTTTCTAAGTTCTAACCATGTTTTCTTAAACTTATCTACCTGTTTCTTTCCGGGAAATTTGTTACCTATTTTACTGGTTGCGAAATTGGCTACCGCGTTTTTGTAACTATTACGCAATCGGTTTGGAACATTTCTAAGGTTGAGATTTCGTTTAATGACCTCTTTATTAAGTTTTCCCCTCCTTTCCATTTTCCACATGCCGACTATCTCTCTTTTGAATGCGTCTAAGACAGCTTTGGGGAATATATTAAATCGCTTGTCCGTTCGTATGTTGGGGTTATTTTGAATTCGTTTATTTAATTCTATTTTCATACGATTAACATCCTTGGTGATCGGCTCCATCACGTTTTTGTATTTTTTTATCCATGTTTTCCCATAAAGTTCAATTATATCACTCTTTATGGTTTCATTTGTGAGACGTCGTCGTTTGAGCATTTCTTTCTTGTTAAGTTCATTTTTGGTCTTTTTCGCGGCCAATTTTATTTTCATATTTTCCGCCTTTTTATTAACTGGCTTCGGTTTAGGTTTTGCCGCTTCTGCTTTCGCTTTATTCGATAGTTTATTTCGCTCTTTCTCCATTTTCTTGGCGATCGTGTCCTTATCATTTTTTTCATTAATCGAAATCTTCATAATCTTAGCAAATCGTATTAAATCCGCTTTGGTATATAATTTCGCCAATTTCTTACCAACCCGGAATTTTCCTCCCGAGCCCGTGAGTTTGTATTCCTTTCCTCCATTTTTAAATGTGGCAATCTGTGCCCGTTCTGTCCCAACCTTTTTGATCATCTGACACAACATACTCTTTGATGTTGTTGTTTTGATATTGACGATACCAAGTTTTCTCGCAATGTCATACAATTCTGTTTGTGAATATCTCTCGCATTTTTTAGTCCCTATTCTGTCACCGTTAATGATAGGTAAAGATTTGGACACATTTGTCTTTTTCTTTGTATTCGACTTTGTCTTTTTGTAACAGCATTTAAATCCCTTCTTGTTTTTTCGTTCAACAAATCCACTCTTACACGGAGCACGCCGAGCTTGGGGACAGGTTGAGGAATTTTTTCTCTTGTTGGAGGATACTTTCGCCTTTGTCACTGATATCTCCCCGTCTTGATACATTAAATTGACAATCTCAACACCCTTATTATACGCCTGAAGCATCCTAGATGGCGTTTCGACGCCCGAAATCTGAACATTACCAGATTTGGATATAATATACGTATGTTCTCTATCTCCGGCCATTTTATGTTTCATAAACAAGAAAGGTGACAATTCCGGTTCATAGCTGTGGAGTTCTAAACCATACACATGCGCAGATCTTGCGATTTTGTTTAAATTGTTAAAGTTTCCATTAATTTTAAACTGCCCACTTAAATTGTTATATTCAAACGGGTTATATAATAATTCGGAACGGTTTGTGTAGTTATCCACAATGAAGCTTCGTATAACCTCTGCCTGATTTTCTATATTATCACCCACGAAACCCCCAGAAAAACGAATCTTTCCATTTTTGTATATATTTATACTGGCACCCTTTGTTTCGTCATTCGTTGAAACTTGAATGTTAAATTGTACGGTGAAAAATGGCATAGACAGATCTCCCTTGGCACCATACTGTCTAGAGTGCGTGAAACCAGTTTTAAATTGACCATATATGCCCTTTATTTCTTTTGTTTCTACATAAAGATCCTTTGAAATTTGTGTTTTAGGCATTGGTACCTTTCGTAATATGCTTATCAAATCCACTCGATTTCCCGGTCCCAATGTTTTATTCACGGTTGCGTTGAACATACCCATATTCAATTTGCTCACTGTTAAATTTTTATTGGGCGATTTTTCATTATTCTCGTTGTTTGAAAGATACATAAATTCTCGGAAATTCCCCACATTGTTGTTGGATGGGCTCTCCGCTACCACTTTGTTCAGATTTCCATAGTTTGCGTTACTAATGATTTTATTTTCCAATCGCTGGGGGACGTGTTGTTTTCTTAACATTTCACGTTCTATCTCATTTGCTAAACGAAGGTTCTCTTCTGTATAGTTGGAATTGGAATTGGAATTTGAGTTATTTTGTGTGACTTTTACATTGGACTGTCTAAGAAATTCATCTATAGGAGGCGCACCCCCAACCCCGGGTCTGGCTTGGGGTATCTCTCTACGCATGAACCGACCCGGTGGGATGTTCATATTAATATTTAGTAATGTTTTTTTTCTAATGATCATCACCAAATTCGAGTGACTCCTTGACCACATCTAGTCCATATATGAATGGTTGTATCGGGTATATCCGACCTTCGTATGTTTCTGTCGCATTTCGTACTTCTATGTCTCTGGATGAAAATGGTCCCGCGTAGAAGTCGGGGTTGAATTTTGGTCTCCCTAGGTTATTACTCTGACAATGCTGGTTAAATACCTGTACAAATATCTTTTGCGGGCAACACAATTCTGGACCATACACTAAGCTGGTAGATTCCATAAAATTGTGTAATGTACTCGCAACCATGGCGACTTGTTTCTGTATGATTTTGAAATATTCGGGTGTGATGTTCCATATATCTTTGTTACTGTATTTTTGACTGTATTCGAGATATGCTCTGATACACTTTAACAGAATAATTGGTATTTCGGCGTTTAGCTTTTCATCTAACTTTGTATCGGCTTCCTTTACTTGTTTGGCGAAGTTCCAAGGAAGAATACGACGAAGAACCGACCCGGAATTATCTCTCCAATTTGGTACCTCATTCCCTCCTAGCACCCCTGGACATGTCCATTCGATACTTTTAGCGGTTTTTCCTTTGATTGCCACACTCACGTCTTCACCAGAGACCATCGATTGAAATTCAGCCTGTTCTAAACAGAAATCGCCCTTGATTTCGGGGGCAATAAACATCTGCGCATCATAGATCGATCCTAAACCGAACTTCTTTTCTATGTTATTGCTCATGGTTTTTACATCATCACTCCCATAGAATTTTTTGAATACCTTCGTAATTAGGGTACTTTTACCAGATCTTGCGATCCCTTTTAGAAACGGAATAACCTGCCATCCATCCATTTCACCCACATTGTAACATAACCTACCTCCCATGATATACATCCATTTACACACCTCTGGTTCAAATTTCTGGTAATCGAGAACCCCTTGGAAATGTGGCGTCGGAATATCATACCAATCTTCCACGTCATTATAATCATTAAACGCAACGTCAAAAAATTTACAACTCACCTTTGTTGGATCCAGGCACTTAAACTTTTCACTTTCATACGGATAGAATTCACATTTATATAACCCGGTATCCGGACACCACACTTTCCCCATGAAAACGCCATTTTGAAAACTCCACATGTGACGGTCTTTTGTAATTTGGGGAAATTGTACATCCCGGCAATGTGTGAGATGATCAATTAGATTTCTAAATGTCGATGCGTGACTCGTTAGGTTTTGCCACAGCCCAAAATCCTCCTCTTTGCTTCCTAGATTATACACGAATTGTTCAATTGATTCAGCAGGTTTCCACGCTCTCGTATTGTGATCATCATATATAATTTGTTCGCAACAATCGGTTTTATACCTTCTATATTTTTTTGTGTAAAGTCTATCCAGGGCGACCAGAATACATTTTTGAAATGGAGATGCGTCATCTACTTTACTATCATCCATCGAGACGCCTCTAAAAGTTGCCGGATCTGCGTCAAACATTTCAGGATCTTGCATTGGGTTTTCTGCTCGTTGGCGAGCGATTAAATGTAAATTTATATTTTTGAATCCATCCTTCACCTGTTCTATGATACGATTTACCTTTCTTGAGATTTTAAGATCCGCATCCATTTCATCACCACCTTCGTTCGGTACAGAGTCTCCCATTTTTAATTCCCGTACCCTCGCATATAGGTTTGACAAAGCTCCAATCCATTTTCCCCGTTTTTCGTCTATGACTTTCATATCATATTTGATGGGTCTTCCATCCGGACCCAGGTCATCCTTGGGCATTAGTTGTTTATAGCCCAGGGCAGATGAATTTCCCCCCATCCCCTCCTTCAGATTCCAGACAAATTCCATTTGATCAAGTTTCTCTATGATTTCTTCTTCTGTCATTTCATGCGTTTTGGCTCGCACAATTTCCTCATAGACTCTGTCCGTATCTGGGTTTCTATCAATATAGTGGGTTACCATATTGATAGCTGTGGGTCTTGATACGTATACTGATTATTCTTCTAACTTATTTTTTGTTGGCGACTACCGAGAGCATCTTAATTAAAATTTTATTTTGGACTTCGAGTTGTTGAGATATATTTACCAGGGCGGTGCAAATTGTATCGCCGTCGGGGGTCGCCATGAGTTCTGTCATCAATCCCGCCAAATCTTCAATTCCACCATCTTCGTTTTCACCCCCGTAGAAATCCAAAGATTCGTCGTCGTCGAGGTCGATGTCTCCGATTTCTCCATCTTCCAACTCGGATTCCGATTCTTCGTCTGTGAATTCTTCGTCTGTAAATTCCTCATCTTCTTCGATTTCCACATTTTCCTCCGGGGAGACATTTTCCGGTTCGTCACCGACTTCAACTTCATCTTGGGGTTCTGTCTTTACGGTAACGGCTGCCATATACTTCTACTGAGAAAACTCAGGCGATAATTTTTCGCACTGTTCTAAATGCGGAATTACCCGAAATTTTTTTCTCAGTATACAGTACCAAAAATTCAATATGGCTGGTGGTTTAATGCAATTAGTGGCCTACGGTGCACAAGATGTTTACCTCACGGGAAACCCTAAGGTGACATTCTTCCAAGCGGTTTACCGCCGACACACGAACTTCGCGATGGAGAACATCGAACAAACGGTTAACGGCACGGCGTCCAACAACGGCCGCGTCTCCGTTACCGTCGCCCGTAATGGCGATCTCATCGGCGACATGTACGTCGAACTCAAGACGGCCTCCGATCTCGGTACCAAGGCCGGTATCACGACCAAGTGCGACGGTGCCTGGGCCGCCGAACGTGCGATCAAGGACGTCGAACTGTCGATCGGTGGACAACGCATTGACAAGCACTACCAAACCTGGTGGCGTTTGTACTCCGAGTTGTACCTCGATGGTTCCAAGAAGGCGCAATACGGTAAGATGACCTCCAACCCGGTTTCCGACACCTCGGGTACGGTCTACCTCCCGTTGTTGTTCTTCTTCAACCGCAATGCGGGTCTCTATTTGCCGTTGATCGCGTTGCAATACCACGAAGTGCGCATTGACTTTGACTTGAGCTCCGACTTCTCTGCCTACACTGATGGCTCCACCTTCAAGGTCTGGGGCAACTACGTGTACCTCGACACCGAGGAGCGTCGTCGCTTCGCCCAAAAGGGTCACGAATACCTCATTGAGCAAGTGCAACACACCGGTACGGACACCGTCACTGCCGGTGCCACCAAGCAAGTCCGCTTGTCCTACAACCACCCGGTCAAGGAGCTTGTCTGGTGTTTGGCCGGTTCCAGCTCTGCGAACGCGCAAATGTGGAACTTCACGACCCAAGCCGGTACCACGGGTAAGGTTGTTCTTGAATTGAACCCGGGTCCGAACTCCACGACCTCGGCGAACGCCTGCGTTGCGACGGAAACCATCGGTGCCCCGTTGTATGATGGCTCTACGCCGGGTGGCTCTTCTGCCCAATGGACCGAAGAAGGTGCCCACGCCGCCGCGTTGTCGGTCGGTTCTTTGGATACCTTCAAGTTGGTCCTCAACGGCCAAGATCGCTTCAAGGAGCAACAAGGTAAGTACTTCAACCAAGTGCAACCGTTCCAGCACCACTCCGGTTCTCCGTACCCGGGTGTCTACTCGTATTCCTTCGCTCTCAAACCGGAGGAACATCAACCGACAGGGACATGCAATTTTTCGAGGATCGATAATGCCCAAGTTGCCATTAAGACGAAGGCTTCGGGCTTGACGACCCTCCACATGTTCGCGACCAACTACAACGTCCTCCGCATCCAATCCGGTATGGGTGGACTCGCCTTCTCCAACTAGGCTTATTATAGCTTAAATATATCGATCGCGTGTTAAAAAATAAAAAATAAAAAAAATAAAAAATTTTTAAAAACTGATTCGCATACAATTTTTAAAAATAAACTAAATTCCGTTTTCGTATTCGCAAACAACGCATATGTCCTTTTCGTTTATAAAGTCCGTTTCTTCTTGACACTGCTTACATTCGAATATGGGTATTTTTTCTAATATACATGGACTGTGTGTTTCGTCATCGAGAAGCCAAGTAATGTGTTTATATATCATATCGGCCAGTTCCGACCTAGACATCGTGTGATATATATACATCCACTGATTTGTGCTATGTAAGCTCTCAAACATAGCTTTTAGGCTATACATGATAACATCATGCGCGATCCTATCTGGCCATATTTTTTGTTCGGTGAGTCTCACTAAATGTTTTTCTATGCAACCCCCGATTTGTATCTCTTGTATAGGAGTGAGTCCTATCCATTCCATGTGATCATATTCATGGTCGTTAAATATACATCGTTCTATGGTTTCTTTTATATCATCATACATCACTTGTTTGAAGAAATCCCATTGATCTCGCGAGTGGAAGAAGCTTCTGGGTTCTTTTAATTCATTCTTGAGATTATCAATCTGTTTTTCTAGTTCTAGTATCTTTTTATGCTTTTCTATGACATCTCTATCATAAAAAAGTTTTGAACATATAGCCAGACGTTCCATTATCCAGAAGGGGCTTAAACTTTTTATGTTATTTTATAATAAAATGGGTGTTGTCGCTACACCACCAGATCCTATCACGACTGATAACGGCTTCGAACTCACTAGTTATTATATGTCTTTGGCGGATACCGAAGTTCATCAACAAAAGATAAACGATCCCACGAATGGTATTGTTTATCGCACAGAGGGAATCTTTCAGTATTGGGTCAGTAAGTCCGCGCGTGATTCTGGTACAAAGCCATTTTCTCATAAATTAGTGCGCGTGGATTCATCTACGGCCCCGGAGAAGGATTGTTATACAATTTTGTATGAAAAATTAAAAGAATTAAAGGTTTCGGGCGTTGAAATGAAAGATGACTAGTGATTACTATGTATACACAGATGGTGCGTGCGCCAATAACGGCCAAACGAACGCAATGGCTGGTATGGGCATTTATTTCGGTGATGATGATCCACGTAACGTATCAAGAAAGGTGGAAGGAAAACAATCGAACAATACAGCGGAATTGGGCGCTATTATAGAGGCATATACAATTATAAAAGGCGACTTGGAAAAGGGTAAAGTCGTCACAATTGTATCTGATTCTATTTATGCGATTAGATGCGTAACGACGTACGGCGAAAAATGTGCGGTGGCGGGATGGTCGAAGGATATTCCCAACAAGGATATGGTTAGAAAAGCGTATGAATTATATAGGCGTAATTCACCATTTAAGGAAAGTCAGATACTATTCAAACACATCAAAGCTCACACGGGTAAAGATGACGTTCATTCCATGGGGAATGAAAACGCCGACAGACTTGCTAATATGGCTATTGGATTGACACACTGTTCTTATGCTAAACCCACGGAGTCTATATTTCTTGGGAATAAGCTAGAAACCATGATGAATAGAACATACTTAAATGTTCCATTTTCCGATAAGGATCAGGCAAAAAAGTATGGGTGTAGATGGGATCCTAAAAAGAAAAAATGGTGGATCAGTGAAATGAAACCAGAATTGGAAAAATATCTGCGCTAAAATTAGTCATGGATCATCCACCCATAAAACACGTGGATTCTAAAGGCAGTACATCATCAGGAAAAGAGGACACAGACATGAAGTGGTGTAATAAACAAGAACAACTGTTATTGAACTGGGCTGAAAAAAGTGCGGGGTATCGCTGGTTACATAACCACGCCCGAGTTCATTATAATAGACAAAACAATCACCTATCGTATCCATCCATAATTATTTCTTCCATCACGGGTGTGGGAGGTTTTGCGGTTCTAAATCCCAGTGGTTCTGATGACTTATCTTCGGCGAGTAAAACGAATATCATGATAGCGCAGTATCTGTTTGCTTTTTTGAATGTGATAGCGGGTATTCTGACATCTATATTGAAGTTTTCCGGGAGTAATACTCTCGCCGGACGCCATTCACTCGCTTGCGTTCAATATTCTAAGTTTTATAGAAACGTTGAAATGGAACTTTCCCTTCAACGCGAACACAGACAAAATGTCGGAGAGTTCTTTCAAAAATGTAGATATGAGTACGATCGTTTATTAGATGATAGTCCAGATTTACCTAATGTATCGATAATGGCCTTTAATGTTGAATTTCCCACAAAAGAAAATAAACCAGATGTGTGTAACGGCTTGAATGTACTGGTGAGTGTCGGGGATGATCAGTTATGTGGGGATCGGACATCTAAAAAATCTGTCGCAAAGTGGCTCGGGGCGATATCGAGAAAAAGTGTATTCAACGCACGGAACCCCGACGAGGACGAAGAAGTATCTAACGCGCACGTAAGAAATACATCTAAAGATAACATTCCTGTTTAGATTAGCACATGATTAACACCCTATCACATAAAGTTGGAATATTAACTGCCGGACACACCTGTCCGGGTGTCAATACCGCAATAAAGAGTTTAGCCCTACGGGAGCTTAAATTTGGAAATATTGTGTATGGATACAAAGAAGGGTTTGCCGGGTTAAATTGTGGCATGAAAATGGAACTATCACCAGACATGCTAACGGACGACGCCGGTTCTATATTACACATGTCCAGAGAGGATCTTAACATGGATACGGCTATTTCTGAAATCTCCGAATTGGATAAATTATATTGTATAGGTGGAGCAATTACGATCAGTCGCGCGAGACAAATTATACAAGATGAGCGAGTTTCTACAAACGTGATATGTTTGGCAAAGGGATTCACGAATGATATTAGTTGTTTGGAATCTTTTGGATTTCAAACGACCATTAAGGTATTAGGTGAATTTGTTAATTTGGCTTACGTTGAAGCCAATACATCTAAATCTATCGTTATACTCGAGACGCCCGAAGACGAAACGGGAAATTTGGCTAAACACACATATTACAGAAATACTAAAAAAATAGATAAAGTTCTTATTCCCGATTTACCCGAAGATCCATTTTTTGCGGATCATGTGTATAGAAAGTACATATCTAATGGACGGTTTGCCGTTATTATCGCCTCCAGAGGAAGTAATTATGAAGACGTATCGAAAACTCTCCATGAAAAATATGAAATCGAATGTAAATTCATCAAACCCGGTTCCATGATAGGAGCCACGAAACCAGGTCTATACGATTCATTACTGTGTGCCCGGATGGGAGAAGAAGCGTTTTTCCACTCCATGAAAAACCGGAATTTCATCCGAGATGCTGGACACTACACGCCACTGGAAGAATACTCCCCGGTAGTGTATTAAAGAGTACAGTACATTTGTCATCATGATAAAGCTGATGTAGCTAAGTGGTAAGGCGCCTGCCTTGTAAGCAGGAGATTCGCGGGTTCGATCCCCGTCATCAGCAAATTTAAAAAAAATAATAATTATATACAGTATAAAACAATGTCCATCTTCAGCAATCAGATTGTCTTGGTGATGATGCTAGTTTCGGCACTCGCCGGACTTGCCCTTCACGGAGAGGGCTTCAACTATTTTCCGGCGCTCGATAAGTTTATCAACGGTCCGTTTATTTTCGGTATGATCATGTTGATGCACACCATGTTTGGTTTGCGTGGCATTACCGATAAGCCGGCTATCATCGACAAGGTTCTCAACAATAAGGTCGGTAAGTTTGTCACGTTCTTGCTCATGGCCTTTGCCACCACGCGCGACAAGGAAAATGCTATTTTCGTTGCCATCGCATTCCTCGCGGTTACACAATTATTGCGCACGAAGGAAGAGCGCGAGAAGAAGCCGTACATTCTCTAAAATAATATTCTAGGCGTTGCGTAACATATCCTACTTAAACATATCACATCTATAAAACATAAGATGAATTCTATAGATGTTATTGGATTGGTGAGTTCGATCATGATAGCTATCATGTTCGTTCCACAAGTAGTTCATGTACATAAAACGAAGGACACACACGCTATCAATTATTACTTTTTAGGATTAAATGTCACCGCCAGTGTGATGGGACTCATTTATTCTGTATATTATGACGTAGTTCCGATGATCGTCGCTAACAGCTCAGCTGGGTTATTTACTATAACTCTCATGGGCATGAAATACAATAATGAACTTAAAGATGACACCGGAGACAATACTAAAGCTTCTATGGTGTAGTGGGAACACAGTGGACTTTGAATCCACCGCCACAGGTTCGATCCCTGTTAGAAGCTTACCCGGCCTTAGCTCAGATGGAAGAGCAGCTGACTGTAGTACATAATACTAAATTTGCAATGTAAAAATTGTTATCAGCGGGTCACCCGTTCGAATCGGGTAGGCCGGACATTCTCTTGTAACTCAGTTGGTTTAGAGTGTGTGGCTGTTAACCACAACGTCGTAGGTTCGAATCCTGCCAAGAGAGATTACTTTTTAGATGTGCGTCCCACATGTAAAATGTATTTATTTACGTAACTGTTTTATCCCTTTTCTTTTTAATTGCCACACGTGTTCTACCACGACGGTCGCACCGAGCGCCGTTAGAATGGAATTATCATATTTAATACCGTATCCCACGACCATGAATCCCCACAAGAACGCCAAGAAATCGGTCATCGGCGTCGCGAGATAACTACAATTTGCTTCTGTGGGAATGGATTTTTCCATCATGATATAATACGCGGATCCCAAAATCACGGAGAGAATGATGGCCACCGCGTGTTTCATTTGATATATATGTATATTATTTTTCGTCTATGTATTCGATCGTATATTCATCTTCATCTTCATATTCTTCGGTCTCTTCATCTGGATATGAAAATGAGAGAACCTCGTCATCTTCATATATCGACTTGGATATGGTCGATCCATCGATCTCATCATACTCAGGAGGTAATACATTTATGGGTGGTGCGCCGAGCATGTTCAATTGATATGTATTTTTCCTCTCCGTCTCAAAAATAGTAACTATCCGACACTCTTTTACCATGATTACGTTTTGGGGTACCGTCACTATGGGGGTACATAAAAGTGAGTACATATGTTATATGGTAAGATTGTAATATCAGCAGGTGGGAAATCATCATAAATTTTTTGTCACGGTATATTAAATGTCAATAGTTACACCGGATGGTATCCTGAATGTTGAGAATGCCACATTACGGGTTCCCTCTATTGAGGTTCAAGGGGTAAATGTAACGACGGCTTTATCGACGTTGAGCAATGTTGGTATAGGTACGGCCTCTCCGGACGAGCGTTTGCACGTTCATGGTCCGGATGCCGGATTTATACTTCAATCTAACTTAAATTCCGCAACAATGGAAATCGGGGGTCCGGGCGGTGCCGTCATGGATTTGAAGGGTGCTTTTACGGACGACTATGATTTACGAATTAAGACTACCGGCACCGGTGGTGTGATTTCTTCGGTGGGAGAAGCCAATCACCTCGTTTTTGGTGCGGCCAGTGGTTATACAGGATTTGGTGTGGCCAGTCCGCAATTTAAAATTGACGCACAGGGTTCGGCCGGGGTGGACGCAGTATCCAATCCCATCACCCACAATTCCGTCATACTATACGATGACCAAGAATCGACAACCACTTTTAGTGGTACATCGGGCGGTTCTTCGTCTGGACGCGACACAACCAACAAATACTATGAACTCAATTCACTCACACAATCGACCGTAGGTTATATACACTGGCCAATGCAATTACCAAATTCATTTACTGCCGAATTCGAGCGTTATTCTGGGGGTGGTACAGGAGGTAATGATCTACTTTTCAGTTTTTTCAATACAAGCGCCCCGACCACTGATGGTAATCACGGCGGTTACAAAGTATATGTATCAGAGAAATATGGTGGTGGTGGTCAAAAGGTGGCGATCAAATATAGAAATGCGGAACTTATAAATAAAACGATATCCATAGCCAATGCGAGTTGGCAAAAGGTTGTCGTGTCGTACGATAGGGGTTCCATATCTGTGAGTTTTAACGGAAAATTGGTAGTTTCATACGAACACACACAAAATGCCGACGCATACACTGGTGCTTATATTGGTTTTTTGGCTACCACGGATTCTCTTACAAATTATCACAGAATTCGTAATGTTAAAATTACATCCGGTGCCGCAAAATGGATATACACAAATTCAGCTACATCCAATGCGGCATCACTTGCGTATTTGAGTGGCAACGTGGGTATCGGAACCCAAACCCCAACCGAGCTTTTGGAAGTTTCCGGTAACGTTAAGGTATCGAGTGGTTATCACTTGATGGGTGATGGTGGTTTGATTTCTAACATCGCAACAACGCTACAGTCCATCTCTGATCAGGGGAATACTGTATCTAATACAATTCAATTTACGAATACAACGACAGGCCTGACTTCCACGGGTAACGTAGAGGTTACTAATAATAAATTTTTCAAGGGTGACGGTGGTCTCATTTCTAACATCGCCACGACACTCGGTGATATTGTCGATCAGGGTAACGCGACGTCGAATACAATGGTGTTCGCGAACGCTAATGTTGCTTTAAATGCGTCTGGTAATATAGAGGTCGTAAATAGTAAATTTTTCAAG